ATCTTGAGTTTGTGTAGGAATACATCTAAAGATGGTGGTTAAGTGGGTCTCTTGGATATACCCAACCAAGCGTAAGGTGACAACACGTGAGGGAAGGCTGTCACAACATTAACCCCCCAATAACTTGGGGGTTTTGTTTTTTAATTTAATGGGTTATATGTTTTAATAATTTTTTTCATATTTATATAAATATCTAAAAAAAAGTATTATCTTAGCACAGAATTAGTTATTAACCTATAAAAAAAATAAGATGAAAACAATTGAAATTACAATGCAGGAGATATGGTCAGCGACAAAACCAATAGTTTACAAGAGTAAAAAACAATACACTCGTAAAGAAAAACACAAAAACAACTATTGATTACGATAAAGTGGTGGATTTTTCTACCACTTTTTTTATATTTTAAAATATGGAACGAAAGGAATTTTTTGAGAAAGAAAGTGATATTTTAAAATGGATATATGAACAAGAGGGAATGTTATTATCAAAATGTGCTGTTGATGGTAAATTAAATATAACACCAGAGTTATTATTAACTAAAAATTTTTTATTAATATATAGTGACAGTGTTATATTTGATAATGGGTTTTTGTATTATGATGCTTTTTTTAAGAATAAATCAGACCTTTATATATATTTATCAAAGAAGGATATTCGTGATTCGGAATATAAAATAACAATATATTTTGAGCCAAAAAACATAGAAGAAACAAAGTTCTTCATAAAAAATTTAATGAAATTAAAAGATGGAAATTAGTAGTGTAGAATTACAAGAAAAAATTAATAAAGGTGAGAAAATAATTCTGAAGTTAGGTGCATTGTGGTGTGGTCCGTGCAAAATGTTAAAACCAATATTTGAAAAAGTGGCAAACGAGAATACAACCGACGTTCAAATGTATACACTTGATGTTGATTTAAACAGAGAAATCGCGATGTCATTAGGTGTTAGGAGTGTACCAACAATAAAAATGTTTAATGCTGGTGAGGTCATTGACACAAAAGTTGGTATTCAATCAGAAACCCAATTAAACGATATGATAAACACATTGATAAATGGATAAAGCGGTTGTATTGTTCACAATGAAAAGTTGTCCTTTTTGTGTTGAACTAAAAGAAATGTTGGATAAATCAAATATCCAGTTTGTTGATAGAGATATTGACGAATACGAAGAAGAATATAATATGTTTGTTAATATTACTGAAAATGATTATGTACCAGCATTTATGTTAATTGAGGATCCAGAAACTGAAGAACCATTAACAGAGTTGTTTGCACCAGATCGTGATTTTGACGACATTAACGAAGGTTTTGAGATTATTAAATCATTTATAATTGATTAAAAAAAATCCCACCTTAGTAGTGGGATTTTCGTTTTAAAACAATATAATATGTTCTAATAAATCTTGTTTTGTATAGGGTTTATCTTTGACAGGGTTTAAAATATCTTCAAGAACGTTATAATCATTGATTTTACCTTTAAAGTCTTTTAAATCAAACGAAAACACGTCTAAAATTAATGACGTTATGTCTTTTAAATTTTGTTTTGTGTCACAAATTATTTTTATTTTGAAATCTTCAGAATCATCAGTTTCTTTAGTGAAGTAAAATTCCACCTCATCGGTATTTAATAAACTATATAAATGGTTAAAAATGTAGTGAGAATAATACACCATCAATCTACCGCAGTTTAGACTATACCCATAAGGAAATTCGGACGTTATCGATAATTCGTGAATAGGGTCAACATCATCGGTAAAAATGTTTTTATTTACAGTGATCCAACCTTTTTCAATGTTATTGATTTCTTGGTCATATCTAATAACGTCAATGGTATTTATTTTCTCAATACCAATACTACTTAATTCATCTTTAAACAAAACATAAAATTCTGATTTGACCTCCTCAAGATCTAATATTGTTTTTGATGTTGTTTGGCCGTGAACAACCATAAACGATTCACAGTCTGTAATTTGAATAATCGTGTTCTCGTTTTTATCTATTTTGGTTAATATGAAATCGGTAAATAGATTTACGATACCTCTTTTTGAATTTTTATTAATTTTTTTCATATACTATTTTTGTTAATAGATATGAATTTTATTTGGATAGTTAAATAGTTAATGATTTATTATATGTAATCACCAAAGTAATCATTTATGTTTTTTCGGATATCATCCCAATCTGCATATTCTGGTATACGAAAACTAATCTGATCGTAAGTACCCTCATCAAGTAGTTTACCCATCATACCGACATATGAACCAAAATGTTCTAATAGTGAGTCGTTATAAGTATAACCTTTATTTTCATTGACAAATACAGATACGTTACTTCCAAAGTCACGTATTCTAATATAGTTACGATATTTTGTATTACCACCAGTTTCAAAAGATTCTTCAACAATTTTTGACTCAAAAAATTCATAAAGACCGTCGTTTACCAAATCATAACATTCACTTTCATAAGCATTATTATAAGCACTATTATGAACTGAATATAATTCAGATTTAAGATCGTCCAGATCTCCATTTAACAACTCATTCATTGCTTTTTCATTGGAAATAAGTTCCATCACGTTTTCACTAGTAATTGTAAAAAACCCTTCAGTTCCTTGTTCTTCTGAAAACTCATTAAACAACTCAGAATCATATTCATCAAGTGATAATTCTTGATTTCCGATTTGTTTAACGATATAATGTGATAATCTGTATTTATTTTCATCATTTAAGTCATCAATTACATCGCGATAAACATCATCAGTTGTGTCCCAAAAGCGTTCAAAAAAATCATCCTCAGTAAAAATTGCTTTTGCTAAGTCTTGAGGTGATGTCTCACGACTATAGGATTCAAAAAAAACACTTAACTCATCTTTATCTCTCAAATATAACCAATATTGACCACTTCTATTTTCAACATCAGTTAAAAGGTTGTTACAAATATATTGAAGTGCACTATCTTCATCGTTTTCTAACCACCATTCTAAATAGTAGTTTTTAATTTCATCATCAAAACCTTCATAGTCAACATCAACCAAAAACCCGTTTTTTGATAAAAAATCAAATAGACCAGGATTTGCACCAAAGTCATCACCTTCTAACATTTCAAGGTTAATCTCAGATTGTCGGTTCGCCCTAGCGACCATTGTTAAAAATGCTGTCAACCTAACAAAAACGGATTTAACAGTTCCAACGAAACCATCTTCATTGTATTCTTCAATAAAATTATTTAGTGCCATATTATATAAATATAAAAAAGGTGATAAAATATACTTACCACCTTAAATTTTAGTTACCCAAAGGAATTATTTTTTATTGTAGTATTTCTCAACAATTTTTTTAACTGACTCTTGTACACTTGCACTTTTTTGTTCTTGAGTTTGTTTTACGGTTTGTTCCGCTTGTTGTTGGTTTCCTTTGTTTTTACATCCACATCCCATAATTGATTGATTTTATAGTGTTTATTTATTAATAAATATTGGAATATAGATTAATTTGTAAAGAATTATATATTTATTATTGTATGAAAAAGACATTTAAAATAACAGAATCAAAATTAATAACCTTAATTAAGGATATTATTAGAGAACAAGAAATGGAGGAGGTTGTAATAACACCAGAACAATATTATGACTTAATGAGAAAAGTGTTTTATAAAACAGAAGCAATACCATCATTACCACCTTTTAAAAATAAAACATTAGTGGTTTCTGGTGATTTAAAATTAACAGACCCAAAAATTAAAAAATTAGGTAAACTTAAAATTTTAGGAAAGTTAGACATTTCGCGTTCAAATATATCATCATTAGATGGTGTTGAAGTTACTGGTTATGTTAGTGATTGGAATACACCACTATATAATATTAAACAACAAAGAATATTAAACGCAAAAATTAGTGAACAAGAAAGTCTTAGAGAAGATGATGAATGGAACTTGAATAATACTGATGAGGTTGGTGAAATGGCACATGCGGCATTTGAATATGCGAATAATCGTTCTGATATTACTGCGTTAACGGATGACGAACTTGAACGAGTTAATGAAATTAGAAAAACAATACAAGAATTAGAAGAAGAACAGGAAAATTTAGACACAGGACTTGAAAATTGGAATGAGTTAGATGATGATATTACAGATCGTATTGGTGAGTTAGAAGATGAACTTAATGAATTAACAGATGATAAATCAGATGTTTATGATTTTTACCCGTCTGGTCGTCATTATGATTTACACGAATATGAGTGTTTAACAGAAAATATGAAATTCGCAGTTGGAACAACTGAAGAGGCTGATAGTTCATTAAGAGTTTATTTTGAAGAATGGATTGACAACCCATTAGAATATCTTGGACCAGATCGTATATCACACTATGTTGATGCCGATATGGTTGTAGATGCTTTTGAGGATGGCGAACGAGAGTATATAGAAGAAAACCCCGAAGATTACAATATTAGTAGAGATTTGAGTTATAAACAAGAAGAAGAAATTCAAGATTACGAAAAACAAAAATTAGGGTTAGAAGTTGAACGATTTTTAATTGAAAAGGGAGGAAGAACACCATTAATTGAAGATGTGATTGATAGTGCAAAATATTTTAAATTTAAAGATTATTTGGATAATATTTTTGTTGTTGAGTTTTCAGACAAATGGGAATTATATCAAAATGGGAAAAAAGTTGAAACAATAATATATTCTGATGAGGAATTTGAAGAACAAGAAACCGATAATCAAACACGTTTGGATGAGATTGTGAGTGAAATCAGTGATATTGAGTACGAAATAGAAGAAATAAATGAAAACCCTGACGGTGATTTTAATCAGGATGAAATTTTTGAAAAGGTTGAGTCTATGTTAGAAGATATTAGATACGATCCATATGACTGGTTAAAGGATAGAGGTTATGAGAATGAGACAATTGTTAAATTTATAGACACAGATGCTATGCTGGATGACCTAGTCCGTGACGCGGATTACGGTTCATTAAATGGTTATGATAACTATTACGACGAAGTAAATATTAACGACACATATTATGTTGTTATGAGGATTGATTAATCTATAAATTATTAATATTATTAGTGAGATGGGTAGGAAAAAAAAGGTAATGTTTTTGATGGAGACAGATTGGATGTTTGACAAACCAATTGACCAAGAACATAAAGAGTATGTGTTATTATCCTATTTTCAAAAAATGGGTGAAAAATTAGATAAATTAGAATTATACCCAGGATTTATTGAGTTATCATTACATCTCGCAAATGCGCAAACGTTAATTAAAGATAAGAAAATTTTATATACGGATAAAAAATTTAAAACTGTTGATGACGAATTATTGGTTATGGATTTAAAAATTAAAGATCTACCCCCAATGACAAGTGATGAACATGCAGAATTTATTAAGATTTTATCATATAGTACACCAAAATTACACGAATATTTTGATATTGCAAAATCTGTATGGGAAACAGTATTTGACAATGTTGTTGTTAAAGTTAAAAAAAATATTGATAATATAACATTAAAAACTGGTTATTTTTATTATGAAAATAATAACACTAATGTTTTATATGTTTGGGAATATGAGAAAAAACCAGCAGCAAAAGGATCCCCTGAAAATAAATTAATTATAAATTTAATTTATTCAGATGAAAAAAAGGATTTGACTATTACAAAAATAATTGATATGTTTAGTAATGTTGATAGTGAGAAACAAAAAACACTACCGATTGTTGAAATGACAGTTAATGGTGAGTTCCCGTTAGAAGAAACATTATTACCACTATTTAAACGAAAATTGATTAGTTACATCGTACAGAAAAAAGGAATTGAGGATTACAAAAAAACAAAGGAACAATTAAAATAAATAATATGAAAACAAGAACACTTAATGAATTAAGACAAGAGAAAGAGTTTGGTTACAAAAATCCTGTATCACAGAAAAATAATCAACAAGAAATTGATTTAGTAAAAACTTACAAAACAATTCAGGATTTGGCAAACGAATTCCCGAACGACGCAGATCTTGGTCGTAAAACGAGAACACTTTTAATTAGTTTAGGTCTGTATCAATAAAAAACGCTTAATATGTTAGGAAAAGAAATGGTTAACCACCCAGAACATTATGGTGGTTCAGAGAATAAATACGAAGCGATTAAAGTGATTGACGCTTGGGATCTTGGGTTTAGTTTAGGAAATACCGTAAAGTATATTTCAAGAGCCGGAAAAAAAGATAAAGATAAGGAAATACAAGATCTGAAAAAAGCGGCTTGGTATTTACAACATCATATTGAAAACTTAGAAACTAATCGTTAATAACAACGATATCGTTTTCTTGGATATCATATAGATCAGAAGAGCCACCCTTTATTTCAAGAACCATATCACCAAAACCTTTGTAACGTAAACAATTATTACCTTTACACGGTTTACAATTTTTATGTATTTTTGTTATAGTGTTATTGTTGATAAAGATAATATCAAGATTGACGATACAATCTTTCATCCAAAAGGAATGTTCACCATCGGTTAAAATAAATAACATACCATTAAATTGGTTATCAAATTTTTTACCCATCATTCCATTTTGGATATCTTTGGGTGTAATCATTGTTTTTACAGTAAAGGAATTGTTATTTATTAATAGTTCCATAGTAATAAATATCATAAAATATTGAATTAATTTGGTTTTTAACAATTTTGTAGATATTTATGAAATACAAAAAAACACACACCCACCCTTTCTGTTGGTAAAACATAAAATCTCAAAAAATTAAAATATTTTTTTGAGATTTTTGTTTTTATAATAATTTTTTTATATATTTGTACTATGAAAACAGGATTTAACATTAGAATATTACACGAAACGTTTGGTGAGTTACTAAACGAAACATTTGTTGATCAAATACAATTTAAATTGTTTTTAAAAATGATTCATACTAGTGTTGAATTAAAACAAAATTTATCATTTTATAATGGTGATACATTTTACATTAATATACCTAGTAAAACTTTGGTTGATTGTATTATTGTCACCAACACAAATGAATTATCTTTAACAGAACAGGTTAGAAGTAAGATTGAAGCACTGGTAACAAAATAAATTGGGTTTTTTCATTTTCCTATGTCCAAAAAATGAAATGGTGGAGTCAATGGGTTGTTAATTAAATTTAACAACCCATTATTTTAATTTTAAAATTTGACCAGGTTTAAGTTCTGTTGATTTTAAATCGTTTAGTTTAATTATGGAATCAACGGTTACTGATTTGTCATATTTGGAAGCAATTCCAGATAATGTTTCACCTGGTTTTACAACATATAGTTTAAAGACACTCGGAGAAAGACCACCACCACCAATTTGTGGTTTAGGTTTTTGTGTCTTAGTTTTTTGTTGTTTAACTTTCGGTTCAACTGGTTTAGATAATTCTTCGGCATATTTTAAGAACGCCCTTTGGTTGTTTTTCATTCGTTCGGCAACAGTTCCTTTTTTTCTTGGGTCGTCAACATTTGAAAAGTCAATATTCCAACCTTCAAGATATTGTTTAGCACCCAAAGACCAATTATCATCATTTAAACTTTTAACCCATTTATAACCACTTTTAACTTCACCACGATATGTCGCATTAACCAATGCTCTTTGAACATACACTGGGTATTTATCAAATTTTGGAAAAACTTTTTTAGCAATCTCTTCGTGTTTTTTAATATCATCAGTTAATAATTGTTCGGCTTCTCTATTTGATATAATCATACCTGGTTTTACTGATGGTCCGGTATGACCCCACCCAATTGTTAACACACCACCATAAGGTGATTTTTTACGAATGAATGTTTTTTTATTGTTTGGTGGTAATTTCGGATCCTTATCATCAAACACGTAATGTTGGTTCTTACTATTAACAACGGTTGATTCATAACCTTTAATTAAATTCCTAAATTCTGTGTCACTAACAACACTTTCAATTAACATTTTATGTTGATTTTCAGTTATTACGATTTTCATAATGATAAATAGTTGTGTAATTAAAAAAAAATATCTATATTTGCTATATGGAAAAAACAATATACATCGTAAGAGGATGTCCGGGATCAGGGAAATCAACATTTGCTAAAACACTGGGTGGAATACACATTGAGGCGGATCAATACTTTGTTGATGCTGATGGTAATTACAATTTTGATGGTAGTAAAATTAAAAATGCTCACGCTTGGTGTTTAGATAGGGTTAAAACGAATATGGCGACAGGTAGAGATAAAATAGTTGTCTCAAATACCTTTACACAAGAATGGGAATTCCAACCATACCTTGAACTTGCAAAAGAATATGGTTACAAAACTTTCACTATTATAGTTGAAAATTATCACGGAGGTATAAATCAACACAATGTTCCAGAAGACAAAATAGAACAAATGAAAAACAGATTTAGTATAAATTTATGAATAGATTAGACAAACTTAAAGAACAACATCCGGATTTAAATGTATCATTAATTGATATCATAACATCATTGGACCCAACTGGTACTTACAAGTATACCGAGTTTTTAATTAAAAACTTTAAAAGGGATAACCAATATTATAGCCCAAATTTGGATGAACTTAAAGGTTATCTGGGAGTATTTTTGTTCGGTTCAAATGAAATTGAAGTTTTAAATGAATTTGAAAGACACTCAAGATCTAATAGAATAAAAGAAAAAGACATTAGTAAATATAAAAATTTTCTTGAGTTAAACGAACAAGTTAAGATTGCTGAAGATATTGAAAAACAAAAAGAAGTTGAAAAACAAATTTTGAAAATACACGAAGATGACACCTGGTTAGTATTAACACCTTTAAGTTTTGAGGCGTCAAGGGTTTACGGATCAAATACAAAATGGTGTACAACACAAGAAAAATATTGGGATAGATATCTAAAAACACATAGGTTAGTTTATTGTATTAATAAAAAAATTGATACTAAAGTTGCGTTTTCAAGAGATTACGGTGATGATAAATTCCAAGCTTGGACCGCAGACGATAGTGAGGTTAGTCCAATGTTTATAGATTGGATTCCGGATGAAATCTTTTTAAAGATTAGAAAAGAATTACAAAAAAATGAAAGAACCATTGATTTAATTTATGGTGAAACCAGAAATAAACCAGTTTCTATTTCAGATATAATTAATATTCACCAAGGTAATAGTGAAACAACTAATTATCCAATCATACTTGACAGAATAAGAAGTTTAATGGATACTAATCGTTATAATAGTAATTGGACATCTGAACAGTATAGGATACCAGTAGTAGGACCAAACGATGATTTACCAAACCAAGGTGAATATGAAGTAACAAGAAGAATCAGTGATTACCCAAGAATAAGTGTTAATTATACTGGTGATGTTTTACCTTAAAAAATAAAAAGTATGAACTTTAAAAAAATATTAACAACAGGAAAAGTATTCATAACATCGGATACACATTACGGACACAAAAATATTGTACGAGGTGTAACAAACTGGAGAACCCAGGATGGTGAAATACCTATTGATTCAGTTAGGGATTTTGGAACAATTGATGAAATGAATGAAAGATTGGTTTATGGTATTAACAATATGGTTGGTCAAGACGACACACTAATAATGTTGGGTGATGTTTCATTTGGGGGATTTGATAATATTGGAATTTTTCTTGATAGATTGGTATGTCAAAACATTCATCTTATATTAGGAAATCACGATATGCACATCCAGAACAATCGTGGAAACATACAGAGTAGATTTTTAAGTGTTAATCACTATTTGGAAGTGAATATTGAAGGAAAAAATTTTGTGTTATGTCATTATCCATTACAAAGTTGGCATGGACTAAATAAAGGCGTTATCCAACTTCACGGGCATGTACACCTTAGTCCAGACAAAAAATTTGGTAAAGGTAAAAAAATGGACGTTGGTATGGACGGTAATAACTTAAACCCATATAGTATTGGTGAAATCATTAAGATTATGGATAAAAGACCAATATTTTCAGATATGGATAATGATCATCATCTGGATGATTTAGTTGGTATTATTGGTTAATAATATGGAAGACAAAATAAAAGAAAAATTAAAGGATTTAATCAAAAATGTTGGATTTAAATCAACGATAAGAGTTGTCGGATCCTTGGATAAAACATTTGAGATCTTTGATATTAAAGAACCAATGGATTTCTTAAATTTATTTAATGATTTGGAATCGGTTCAGAGTGAAGAACGTGAAGATTGGACGTTATATCGTTATAAAAAAGGACATAATTTTATAATTTACAATAGAAAAAATGATTATGTTCATATCAATTATGATGAAATTTGGTCAGTTTTAGAAGACAATTTTGGACTTAACTACTCTGAAACACAAGAACTTACACAGAGATGGTTGGATGAGGTCTACAATTTAAGGGGAGTCACACCATATATTCAACTTTTTGAAAATCAGCAATATAGTTGGATGAGGTCTACAATTTAAGGGGAGTCATACCAACACCCCCTTCCAACTTTTAGTAAACATTGGATGATATCAACAATTTAATATATTTATTTTTATGAAGATCATAATAACCGAAGAACAATATAACCTACTACAAGATATTGATGATGGGTTAATAACCTACTCAAGTATATTTAAACCTAAGATTAAGATTTTAGTTATATTTAAAAATAATGAAAATTACGAAAATCTTATAACGATATTCAATGAGTATGGTTATGGTTTTTATGTACCAAACCAAGAATTAATAATTATTAATGGTGAAATATTTTTAAATTCTAACGATTTAACAATGGACGATTTAAGGTTTATTGAGGCTCACGAAATTAGTCACTTACTTTTAAATCACGATGGACCAAGATCCGAGAAAGACGAAATGGATGCCGACATAGGTGCGTACATATTATTAACAAGACATAATATTTCAACAGAACGATTAGTGGATGAATTTGAATTTAGACATAATGTTAAATTTGATGAAAAACTAACTAAAAATTTTGATATTTAATTTTCTTTTACTAAATTTAGTTATATGAAGAAAGCGATTTTATTTTTGGATAACGACGGTGTAATATGCCTTTCCAACAATTGGGGTGGTAGATTTAAGAAAAAAGGATTTGATTCTAATCCCCAAACACCAATGGATATTAGAATGGATGATTTTGATACTAAAGCGGTTAAAGTTTTAAATGAGATTATTAAGGAAACTGGTTGTGATATTGTGATGTCATCTGACTGGAAGAGACACGGTACTTTGGAACAAATACAAGAAATGTATGAAATCCGAGGAATTAAAAAACCAATTGATTTAACACCATTCTTTACTGACTTAGCGGTTAAACAATTATTACCAAAAGATTTTATTTTACCGTATTTTGATCGTATAGAAATTGAACGACATATTGAAATCCTACATTGGTTAAAAGAACACCCAGAAGTAACACACTGGGTAGCAGTAGATGATTTAGATATGGGAATACAAGATGGTTGGGGTTTAACAAATTTTGTTCACTGTCAACGACCACATAATGAGGGAATAAAACAATCAGGAATTAAGGATAAGATTATAAAATTTTTAAATAGTTAAAGGTTAACTTCAATTAAAAATATAGTTACTTATCATAATAAAAAATAAGACAATATAAAATGGTAAAAAAATTAAAATTATTTATGGTTGATGAATCACCATATATGGTATCATTAGATCCGATTGAACTCGGTGATAAAGCGATTGTTACTGTTGGAGGACAATACCCTAGTATCGTTGAGTGTTCAACAAATCAAGTAATAATGTTAATCACTCAATCTAAATTAAAATCAACACAAGCGTATAAAGTTTTTTTAAATCCAGACAACGTTAAATTGACAACAGAACAGATAGATAAAATTATAGAAAATTCCAATGAATTTGAAGTTGAAATAAATGGTAGTGAGATAACATACAATATATGATTTTAGAATCAATATTAATTGTAACCTCAACAATAATAATCACACTAATGATTACCTACGAATTATATCGTAGATTTAAAAACAAAAACTAATGGGATATATTGAACATAATTTTTTCCCACTCAAAGTTTGGCTTAGGAATGAATATCTTTACCAAAATAAAAAGGGTCACGGTGAATTTACACCTGGTGTCATAATATCTGTAAGATGTATGCCAGGACAAGCAGCATTATTCCAGGTTCTTTTAGAAAATGGTGTAATGCGAGACAAATTACCATCACATGCGTTATTAACGGAACCACAAACACCAAATCCAGATTTACCATTTCATTATTTACAGTTATGGAATTGTTTCTCATATAATTTTACATTAACACATTTGTCTTATGTCTATGATACCAAAGTTGAGGTGTATATGAAAGATAAAAAATGGTACACCGGAAGTTATTACGCAACAATAAATTGGGGTTCAAATGATCTTAATACAGATTTGTCATTAGCGGAAGATCCTATGGAACATAAGTCACACCATATTATTTTACTTGATAACGGACAAATCGCACTTCAACCGAACAATAGAATTAAATGGTCAGAACCATCGTTTGTTACAAAACCATTTCCAGAAAGACCTGATTATTTGGTAAATAAAGATTGGTATAATTGCGAGGGTTTTGACAAATGGCACACAGAAGATAATGAAAAAATGTTTTATGACAATGAATAAACTATTAATGATAACAACACCTAAAGGAAATGGTGTAATTGAAAAAATATATAAGTCTGAATTAGATTTTTTAATGTTGAGGATTGATAATTTAGACGGGACTTACACAACATATAACTTAGGTAAGTATGATCCAGATAATAATATCTTTACAACAATAATAAATAATGAAAACACTGGATCTACACGGGATTAAACATTCTGAAGTACAAAGAGTTGTTGATGTTTTTCTTTGGGATAATATCCAGAAAAAAGAAAAAGAGGTTGAAATTATAACAGGGATTAGTGAACAAATGAAATTCATAGTTAAGAACTGTATAAAGGATTATAATATGGAATGTAATGATGATTTGTTAAATTTTGGAAAAATCATAGTAAAACTTGTCTAATTAAAAAAAAAGTTATATATTTGTCAATATAAATTAAAACTATTAAATAACTTTAAAATGTTACATATAATAACACCTTTATATCGTCCTACTAATTTACCAAAAGTTTACGCATCAATATTTAAAAATGATGATATTATTTGGCATATTTCTAAATCATCTAAAGTTCCTGATCCAGAATATGATTTTCTAAAAAACGACAAACAAATCAAATTATATAATGTTGATTGTGAAGATTCGGATACAACCTCAAAAAGAAATTTTGTATTAGAAAAAATTAAAACTGGGTATTTTTGTTTTTTAGATGATGATACCATCTTACACGAAAATATATATATAAAATATCTTGAGTGTAAAGAATATAATTTTATAGGGATGTTAGTTGGAGAACAAATAGATAATAATGGTAAATTACGATTAATCGCTAGTAAACCAGTTTTTGGTAGAATTGATACTGGTAATGTAATTGCACATCATAAATGTTTAGAAGTGTGTAAATGGCCAACTCACAACCAACCAGGTGTTAATCAAAAAGATTTTCTTTTTTGGGAGTCTGTTTATAATTACTATGGTAATAAATGTGGGATATGGAATCAAACTATAAGTTATTACAATAAAATAAAAGTTAATTAATATGAAAAAACTATTTTTAACAATTCTAATGGGCATTATGGTAACATCTTGTACGGAAAATGAAAGAGTAAAACAATGGGGGGGAGAAGGAAACATTAAACTACCAAAGGGTCGTAAATTAGTTAATGTAACCTGGAAAGAAACTCAAGTTTGGTATTTAACACGACCAATGAACTCAAACGACGTTGCGGAAACATATCAATTCCAGGAAGAATCATCTTGGGGTGTAATGGAAGGAACATATAACATTATTGAAACAAAATAATTATGACTGAAAGAGAGTTAATAACTTTAGGTTTTTTAAGTGAGGAAATAAGAGAACACGATGAAGATGATGCTTATTACTACGCCTTAGATGTTGTTGATGGAATAACATTTATAACAACAACTAATGATGAAATCAAAGATGATGAGTGGTACGTAGAAATTTTCAATACGGATCCCATTATTAGATTTTATGATTTTCAAGAAGTCCAAGGGCTGATAAACACATTAAAAAATAGGATTGTAAAATGACAAACAAACAAGTTATTTATGAAACATTATTAAATGAACATAGATTAATTACAAATCAAATTTCGGACATCAAAGCAAATAGTTATGATTTAAATGAATCCGAAAAAAATAAAGTAGTAGAATTACAAAAAAGACAAGTTGAATTAATGAATAGAATGAAAACATTATTCAACGGAAATTTCGGAAAATAAGAGTTATGGGAATGTTTGATAGTTTATATTTTGATAAAGAAATATTACCGTTATCGGATGATATTTTAAAGGATTTTCCAAATGATATTGAGTGGCAAACAAAATCATTAGAATGTGTTCTTGATAGATTGACAATTAAAGATGGTGAATTACTTGTACAAAGGTATGAAACAGAATTAACACCTGAAAACGAAAGACCATACCCAAATGACTCCAGACTTAGTTTTATTGGAATGTACCGAAAAATTAACGAAAGGTTTGAGAAATATGAACACACTGGATCAATTATGTTTTATTCATTTGTTAATGATGTCTGGTACGAATTTTTTGGGGAGTTCCAGGATGGTAAATTAATTAAAATAACCTAACAAATAATTTGATTATTTAAAAATAAATGATTAATTTTACCAAAAAAAGATATGAAGTATTTTAAATTATTTTTGATGTGGTGTGGATTTATAACAATCACGTCAATGTTCGCTGAATATATTATCAGCAGAGAATTAAACGGATTCCTCCAATTGTTAAGTTTCGTTGGATTGGTTGGGATTTTTATTTTTACAATATACGAAACAGTAAATTTATTTAAAAACAATTAAAAAAAAAGAAAAATGATTGGACTATTAATTTTTATTTTAGGATTAGCAATTGCTGGAGTTATTGCTTACACAACACGAGAACAAATGTTTGAAATTGTTGAATCACGTTATGGTAATTCAGAAGAATTCAAACCATCCTGGGTGGTTAAACCATTATCAGTTTTATTATTAACAATGTTGATTGGTATGGTACAACCATTCGCGATTGAAAAAATTGATGCTGGAAACAAAGGGTTAAAAGTTAACTTAGTAGGTAACCAAAGAGGAGTATCAAGTTATCAATACAAAACTGGTTGGGTAGTTTATAACACCTGGACAGAACAGATTTTAGAGTTTCCAATTTATCAACAACACATTGAATACGATGATCAAATTGTTATATTAAAAGGTGGATTCTCAGCAACAATTAAACCAACATTTAATTATTCATTAAAAGAAAATGCTATTGGAGATATGTTTGTGAATTTAAGGAAACCAATCACAGATATTGAACAGTTTTGGCTTAAAAATGCAATCGTTGGTGCCGTTAATGATGAGGCCAATAAATGGGAAGTTGATAGTATATTTAATCACAGACAAGCGTTTGAAGCAGCAATTGTAGTTGAATGTAACGCAAGACTTTCTAAGTGGTTCAATGTATCACAATTAAGAACAAACATTACACCACCAGAGGCGTTACAAGAATCAATTATTGCCAAAACAAAATCAATCCAACAAGCACAAGCGTCAGAACAACAAGCGTTAGCCGCAATTGCTGATGGTAAAAGAAAAATCGCGGTAGCAAGGGCTGATAGTGCTGAAACAGTAATCAACGCATCCGCAAAGGCAAAAGCAATGGATCTTACACAACAAAAATTAACATCACTTTATGTTGAATATAAGAAAGTTGAAAAATGGGACGGAAAATTACCAACAACAGTTGCTGGTGGATCTGGGACATTTCTAAATATAAAACAATAAAGTTTTATATTAATATATAAAGAATCCCCCCAGGTAAAAAAATATCTTGGGGGGTTTGTTTTTTTAAAAAAAATGTTGTACATTTGTATAAAATATAAACAAATGAAAATAGAAACAAATGACGATGTTATCTTCTTGAAAGAAGTATATAACACAATAATATTAAAAACCAATGAAGGTAAATGTCTATACCTTTGTATGAGAGATGGTGGATTTGAAATGTCATTAGATAATAAAAATTGGCACATTATTCATAGTGATGATGACTTTACAAAACCTAGTTTAACTAACCCAAGAAATCTTCAATTGGATGATGATATCCCACAATCAAATAAATCATAATAAGATGATACAAGAACAAGGAGAAAAAAATAATAATATATTCCAACGTATAAAAGTAGCGTATCGGAGATATAAGTCAGATGTGTATTTTGTTAAAAACAAGAATAAATTCTGGAAACAGAGACCTTATAGATGGGGTATAACCCACATTTCAATAGCAAAACATGCTATCTATTGGGAAATAATTAAATCAGAATAAGATGACAGCAGTAGAAGTAATGATAAATGAATTTCAAAAAGAACTTGAAGTGTCTACCCAAATTGGAAATGAAGATAAAATTAGAATGATTAAACATCTAATTAATATCGCAGGTCAGTATTTACCAAAGGAGAAAGAGCAACACAATGAAACCTGGGACATTGCACACCAAGCGGGTAGATTTGAAGGTAAAGGGATTGCTGAAGAAAATTGGCAAACATTTGAAACACATTGGGAAGAAACATTTAAATAATAATAAAATGGAAAAAGAATTTGTACCTTATGAGTTGGCAGTTAAACTTAAAGAATTAGGATTTGATGAACCTTGTTTTGGATGTTACACTAAAGAGGGTCAATTATCGTATGACTTTTCAGATAACCGAGGAATAGGACATTATTTTCAAAGTTGTGTAGCACCAACATTCTCACAATGTTTTAAATGGTTTAGAGAGAAATACCAGATATTTCCCGAAGTGTTAACCGATTGTACTACAGAACCGAAATTTGTTTTTACCTATAACACATTTTATGGAAACCCAAAAGATTTAACTGAACAAGAGTGGGGTTGGGAAAATAATATAGGTCAATATTCTGATATATATAGAACCTATGAAGATGCAGAATTGGAATGTTTGAAAAAATTAATTGAAATTGTGGAATCTAAATCATAATAAGATACAAAACAATTATGACAAATTTAGAAATATTTACGAAGGAATACGAAACACTTAAAGGTCAATTTGTTTTGGTTGATACTGAGGCGATACGTTTGATTGGGATTGCTGAAGATGAAATTGACTATTACTATGTGTTATATAATGGTAGAACGTTACGATTAACAAGTTGTGTAATACGATTGACACCACTTAAAGGATTCATACAGGATGATCATTATAATGATATGGTTAGAATCGCAAAATTAAATCATTATGATCAAGTAACACTTTGGGGATCCAAGGATGACGAACTAATTGGTTTTAATGAAAAACACAAAGAAGAGTTAATAAATGGGTGGAATGACACAAAATTTATACTTGGACCTTACTGGGATCTAAATTAATTTGGATATTAAATAAATAATAGTTATTTTTGTTGTTATAAAATAAATAATATGGAAAAAAGAAGTATACACTACGGAGACGTAGCAAAATGGATTGAGAAAGTAATTGATTCTTGTGAAACACATAATCAATTAATTACGGCTAGAAACCTAGTTTCTAATTTTAGAAAACGACTATCTTCAGATAATCTTTATCACTCAAAATACCACTATAGTGTTATAATACCACTTGACAATCGTATCACATATAAGCGTGATAATTTAAGGATGATAAGGTTAACACACCAATAATATGGAAGAAACAAAAATTACTGAAAAAGAAAATAGTGGTGTTGAAATACTCAAAGATTACTTACCTGGGTTTATAGAACAATTTGGTGATGGTCCTCTTGGTGAATTGAATCCAGATGATTGGGACGCACTTAATTTTTTAATGTGGTTAGAACTTAATAATTACAAAATAGTAAAAAAATGATTACAAACAAAGAAGTTGAAATTGTAGCATTGAATGGGTATCTTGAAGGGTTAAATTATAGACATACCTCTCTTGTAAGTATAAGTAAAAATCCACTTTATAAATCTGATTTGAAAGAAGAGATAGAAAAAGTGTTAAATGAGATTAAAGAAGTTAAAAACAAATTAAATGATTGATAACATAGAACTTATAAAACCTTTATTAAATTTTTCTGAACCTGGAGATTTTTATATGTTATATATTTTTATACGTAAAAAAGATCAACCCGAAGGAGAAAGAGATAATCACCAATCAGTTAGAACAATAAAAACTTATTGTGTTGATTCTATCCCATACCTTGAAAAAAGATATGATGAGATAAAACAACTATGTGAGATGTTTAAAGCGCGTGCGTACATTCACGTCCAAAAACAAAATCATAGAGATGTATCGTTAAATATGATGGTCGCGTTGGCACAGAAAATCCAGAACGGTAATCATAAACAACAAGGATTGTTTGATTCTGTTGTTGGGCAAATTAAAACATATGAAAAAAATTGGGTTGTGGATATTGATTTAAAAGACAGGTTGTTTTGTGAAGAGGTTGCAGAATTTATTAACACACTTAAACCTGAAGGTGATAAAATTAAAACGGCTATACCAACCAAAAATGGTTATCATTTAATCACTAAAAGATTTGATGTTAAAACATTCTCTGAAATATACCCAGAAATCCAAATACAAAAAAAGAACCCAACGCTTCTTTTTTTACCCAAATCGTTAGAACTGTAAATAATATAAAATAAATAAAGATGGAAAAAGTAATTAAAATGAATTTAGGAATTGGGATGAATATGTTATTTCCAGAACCAGTAACTATCGTAATTGAATCTTTTGAAGAAAGATATGAGAAATATCGTGAATTTTGCAAAACAATTGAAGAACCTGATTATGATTTTTTGGTGGATGATCCAAACCAAAATAAAGTTAGAATATTAACGTTAGATGAATTTATAGATACGTGGCATACAAGTACAACATTTCAAGAAAAATTTAAAATTAATGAAGATGAAATATAAAATAATTAAATGGTTTGAATTGAATATCGGTTGGTTTTTCGTTAATGGTAGAAAACAAGATAAGTACATTGAATATTTAAAAAATAAATATGAAAATAATTGAATGTACTGATTACGACAGTATGGGTAATCACGGACGATTTCCGTTAAAGAAAAAAACAAAGTCAATCCGACAAAAACTGATTGACATTTACAACAGATTTAAAAGATGACAAACATAAATAATTTATTGATCGGAATAATATTCGGGGTTTTAGCACAAATACTAACGTTTTTTCAATTACAAGGTCAAATGAAATTTGAATGGGTAAAAGAAAACTACTGGTTAACAGTTTTAGTTGGGATTCCGATATCAATGTTGTTTATGTTTTCGGTAAAAAATATGATAATTGCTTTTAATGGTGAAATGTGGCCATCAAGATTGTTTGGTTTTAGTATTGGTGCAATTGTGTTTACCATATTGAGTTGGTTAGTCTTTAGTGAACCACTAACAACTAAAACTTACGTTTGTCTGTTTTTAGCCTTGTTAATATTGTTGATTCAATTATTTTGGAAGTAATGAAAAGAAAACTACAAAAATTATTACTTTGGTTAAGTTATAAATTTCCAAAGAAAAAAAGAAAATCAATTTGGGAATTATGATGGAAGAAAATAATTATGATCCGTATTGTCCAGTATGTGGATCCTGTGGTGAAGATGGATGCTGCCCAGCAACATCGTGTAAACAACATCCAGATGGTCATTATTGTCAAACATATCTTGCCGAATTAAAATTCGGATATTTGATGTATCACAAATTACTTGAATTAATTGATGGTGATGAAAAATATAAGGAACAAGTTGATGAGATTTGGGATAAGTTATATGATCAAATTTTTTATGATGACAAAGAAGATAAATAAACAAATAGGAATAACAAGTAATATACATTTAATTTAAAACATATGGAAAATTGGTTATTAAATTGGTCAGGGTGGTTAACAATGAATACACACGCTGAAATTGATGGGTTCAACTTTGAAGATGGACCAGATTGGTATTATGCTGCGTTTAAGGCTTGGCAAAAAAACTCAATGTATGGTCAAGATTATGAAAGACATAAAACGGCATTTTCTTTAAGTGAATCACAACAAAATAAGTTGGATGAATGGAAGGGTCATATTAAGGCTGTATTTGGTGAATATGGTGATTATGACTTCATATTTAAACCAAATGGTATTGGTATGTCTGTTTCCGTTTATAGTGAATTAGCGGACAGAGAATTGGATTTAACAGAAATAGAAAATTGGTAGTTATGGGTGAAATAAATAATATGGATTGGAGAACGACATACCATACAGAAAGTACTGATGGGAAAACAGAACACATTATTTGTGAATTATGGATTAATTTCCCAAATTCAATATGGAATCCAAAGGTGGAAAGTCCAATAATAAAACTACATTATCACGACAGAAAAGGTAAAATATTTTGGCCAGAAACTAATTATGTTATTGAACCAAATAAATCATGCACAATTGAGTTTAATTATTTCCAAAGACAACCTAACAAAGGGTTATATTCAGGTATAAATGGTTCACCAGCGTATGATGATTTTAATTTAGATTACTGTAAAGATTATGCGGTTAAATTAATATCTGAAAGATTAAATGATGTTGTAAATCAATTAAAAAAATAATATGGAAAAAACTGATAATATGTTGAGATATGAAAAGGCTCACGATGATGTAAGAAAAATTTTTGAGAGTGATAAATCACTTGATGAAAGATTAAATGAGTTTAATGATTATTTAAAAGGTTATGTGAATAATATTGATGAAGAAGATAATGGAATGATTAGAACTTTATTAGTTATTGGTAAGTCTTTTAAAACCAACCCAATTGTTAAGGATAATCTTGATTATTTGGTAACCACATTAAAGACAAGGTTAAACGTTAATTTTATTTAAAATAATTGACTGATGAAAAAAATTTACATATTTTTTTGGTGGTTATGTTACTATCCAGAAATAGTCTGGATTAAATTTAAAACATATTTTAAAAGATGATGAATAAAGAAAAATACAACGAGATTATTGATGAGGTGTATGACAAATACACAACCAAGTATGTAGGTTATGACGATGTACCATCAAAAGAATTGTTTTTGTTTGAGATTAGAACAAATAAAGAATTCTCTGAAAAGTGGGGATTAAAGATTGAGGAACGAGAGTTGAGTTTGGAAGAGAGATATGAACTTTGTAAAGAAAATACAAATAAAAACCCATTAAAGTATTCAGATGAAAATGGTAACTATCCCGAACATATACAAAAACCTATATTAAAATGGATGGAAAGTGAAAATATCCCAACCAAACTAATCACAATAACATATAACAACGAAACAATAGAAAATTATGAATATTAAAATTGATGGAAATGATTTACTCAAAAATATGATGTTTTGGAGTGAGAAAACGGATGATGATTGTGTTGAAATGGCAACTGTTGAAGGTAAACTAGATGCTGAACAAGCACTTATTAACATGATAGAAAGAGATTTTGCCTTAGAGTTTAATAAGGAAGTTATTGAAGGATTAAAAAACTTAGGAACAGATGAATAAAGAACAACAAGAATTATTGAATGATGCTTATGAGAATTATTCAAAGGAATATGAAAAGGATAATTCTATTGGGATGTGTCTTTTAGTTGCACGAATGGATGGTAAAAAAACCTATCGTAAACCCAACAAAGAAATGTTTGTTGGTTTATGTACTTCCGATAAAACATTCTCTGAAAAGTGGGGATTAAAGATTGAGGAGAGGAGTTTAAGTTACTCTGAAAGAGAGGAGTTATTCAACCAAAACAGAATTGTTATTCTAACAAAAGGTGAAAAAATAGATGAACAAGATTTTGATGATGAAGAGATTCCATCAAAATTAACCACACTTGAATATAACGGAATAAAAACAGAAAGTTATGAGTAAAAGAGTTAAGTTTGATGGTATATACGGTGAACCTATTGATTTTTCAAAATTTTGGGGTGATTCAATTAAAAGAAAAGAAGATGAAGAAGAAGTCAAAAGAAAAGAGGAAGAATTAGAAAGGGAACGAATTAACAAAATTGAATGTCCACTTTGTAAGTCAACCGATAAAATTCATCATATTAAAATAAATAATAATGGTATTATCGGTTCAGGGTATTCTTCCTGGGTGACAGATGAATACTTAATTTGTAAAAGTTGTGGAATACATTATAGTGATAAAACAAAGTTAAAATAGATATGGAAGGTTTAAACGTTAAAGATTTAAGATTTGGTAATTTAGTTAAAACAGTTTTGACCGATGAATATCATATACTTGATATATACGATTTAAGAGTTATTTCAGAAGGTAATTATCAAAATTCTTATAATCCAGATATTAAAGTTTTCAAACCGATTAGATTAAATAGAGATTATCTATTAAATTTAGGTTTTGAACAATGTGGTTATGATTTGTTATATTGGAGACATCCAAGGTTATATAATATTGAGTTTGTTGGAATTAATTGGGCTGATGAGGAATTTCCAGAATATCAATTTTTAAATGCTGAGATTTATGGTAATTTAATTAAAATTGATTATGTTCACCAAATTCAAAACTTTTTTAATATATTGACTGACGAAGAATTGGATATATCATTATTTTCTGTTGATGATTTAGATAATTAAAATAATATTCATATATTTGCAAAACAAAAATTAGTAAAATGGAAAAAGAATTTGTACCATATAATATTGCCGTTAGATTAAAAGAACTTGGGTTTAATGATGAATGTTTTGGTTCTTATTATTTAGATAAAGATGAAAATCACCAGGAAGGTAAATTTGATTATAGAGGTGAACTTAATATTGAATATTCAATATATAAAGAAAATACATATTACATTTTAGCACCAATTTACCAACAAGCATTTTCATTTCTAATCCCACTTCAAGATGAATTTAAAGTTTGTCTAGATGAAAATGGTTGGTACATATATAATCTGGAAAGTCAAACATATTCAAGTAACGCATTAGAAAAACTATTATCAACAGTTGAGTTAAACCTGATAGTAAAACCCGATATTGATATAGTGATTGAAAATAAATCAGATTATTTTGAATATTTTATTTATCAATTGTTAACCAAATATAACAAAACTGAAGATAACGATTTTAGCCGAGTAAAAACATTGTTATTATTAACCTTTTTGGTTCATACAGACTCTGGTAGGGATGAATCAAATAAACTTATAAAAATATTATTTAATAATATTGGCGCAAGACCACACGGTGCTTATGATTTTAATATCAGCAAAATAATGAACGAAAATAAACTAAAATATTTGGATATATCAACATCAAAAACAACAATAGCAAAAACTCCAGATTTTAGTGATTTAAATGTTGAATTAAAAAGAATAATTGATAAATCAATAGAGAAGTTATTAAATTATAACCCAGAGATTCTTGATTATAACGTTAATCTGTTAATGGAAGTAAACAAGGACCATCGTTATTGGGATAGAAATTATCACCAAAATAGGGAAGTTTGGGACTTTGATAAACCGATTCCAATTAAAGAAATAATTGAATCTGAAAAATATTATAAATACAACATTTTTAAACTAATATAAAACAATATGAACAACAATTTAGATAAACAATACACAGATTTATTACAGGATATTTTAGAGAATGGTACAAAAAAAGAAACTAGAAATGGTGGAACACTTTCAGTATTCGGAAGACAAATACGTCACAATATGAAAGATGGGTTTCCAGCCATTACTACCAAAAAAATGGTATTTAAGACAATGGTAACCGAATTGTTATGGTTCTTACGTGGTAGTTCAGATATTAGGTTTTTATGGGAAAACAATTGTAAAATCTGGGATGGTGATTGGGAAAAAAATTACAAAACTACTTGTTCAGAACCATATACAAT